CAGCCCACGCCTGCTCTTGGGTAGTCCCAATCGGGAAATTCTTTAGGGATGCTGACACATATTTTGCACAGTGGTAGCCGTGTTTTTGTGTGCGCACGGAATAACCTTCAAAGGAATGTTTTTCCCTTGTCATCTTCGTGACGCACTTTACTTTTTGTTCTATTGTTTTTGCCATAATTGTGTGGGCCGATTGCTCGGACACACGTAAGCTAGACTAACGTGTTAGCTAAGTCAACAACTTTCTTCAATTATTTTATCTCCTACTTATTTGTAAAGTAAGCAATAAGAGCAGCGTCAATGATCCCGTCATGTGGTTTGGTGCTGCGAGGGGTAGCAAGGAAGTTTTCGTCAGGCCAAAGCTTTGTCGCAGCGGCAAGAGCAAACCTTTTAGTCAAGCCTTTTGGGACTTTTCCTAGTATCGCTTTTTGCCATTTTTGGACGGGGGTAACTTCTATTTTGTAGCCGAGGGTTGTTGCGACCCCAACACATAAACCAAAGGAGTAAGCCATTGAGCGCATTGCTTGCGATGACTTTGCATGTTTAAGTGGTTCCTCAATCGCAACAATGCTCTCAGCAACAGGGAACTCGGAAAGGATTACTGCAAAAGCAATGGGGCAAACCTCCCTCCCCTTGCCTACTTTTTTCGTGGGCATCCGCACTCCCCGAAGAATCTTGTTGTCGAGGGAGAGTGTACTGATGCCGCCTTTCAGCCCGTTGTCAATCCCGATACGAAATTTCATTGCCCGTCCCCTATTTCTAATTCGTCGGTTTCATCAGCATCCATCATCTTACCTTTGACCTTGATGATCGAATGCTTCTTGTCTGCCTTTGCGTTGTTCAGGATCGATATGTCGATAGTTAGCCCACCTGCTCCGCCTCCCCCTCCTTGTTTAGGGTTCAACCCAAGATTGCGTCGGATAATCTGATCAAGTTCCGACATTTCGCGGATGGTGCGAGGACCGCGAACTTGCATGAGGTTGTCGCGTAGCATCCTCATCCCTGCTGCCGCGACATACGCTTGATATTTGTCTGCGGGTGATGCTTGGTTGCGTGCAACTTCGAGCAAGTCTTCCATCTCTTTGTCGCGGGCACCAAGAGCTGAGAGTTCAATTGACTCGTCTACGGTGGTTTCGAGTTCTTGGTGAAACTCGTCAACAAGAGCTACCTCAGTCGCTTTATCGTGCGCAAGTTCTTTTGATGGGTCTTTCGCTTTGCGAGGAATAAGGACACCTTCTTCCTTTAGCCACGAGCCTACGAGGCGTTGTGTTATTTTCAGCTCATCTGCTATTCGAGCCTGTATCAGTCCTTGGGAATAAAGTTCTAGGACACGCTTACGGAGTTCTTCGCGTTCACGCACTCGCTCTGAGCGCAACTTATTTAGACGAACTTGTTTTATTGCCTTAGGCGTTTTGCTTACGCGTTTCGGCAGCTTGCTGGTAGACATACTCGGTGTAAGCAAACACATAGGTTAGCTATTGTCAAGAGGTGTTTTGTGTGTTAAACGTGACTATGTCTTCGGGGAGGTTGAGCGCAAAAAAGAAAATGGTATTGGAGCCTTGTATCGATGCCACTACAAATCGGATGGATGTGGGGGGTTTGAGTATCCCTATTACCAATACGCTGACTGCCTTGCTATGGGGCTTCAGCAATCACCCTTCCGCTCGGGCTAAGGAGTATTACTTTTGGCGGTGCGCCGATGAACTCTGGAACCGCGACGACCTACCTGAGCACATGTTCGTCAGGCACCCGTGGGCAGACTTAATCATCCACGAGTGCATACGCAACAAATACCTTGCTGTAGGTGGGGCGGCTTCCAGCGGCAAGAGCCACACTCTTGCAGGCTACGGTATCATTAGTTGGTTGGCAGCACCAAGGGATACGTTGGTGCTTATGACAAGCACAACTTTACGGGAAGCACGTAAACGGATTTGGGGCTCTGTCATTTCTTTGCTATCTGTTATCGACGGGGCCCCAATCAACATCCGCGACTCGATAGGTTCTGCGAACTATGTCGACGAAAAAGGGCAGACGTTCGACCGTGCGGGGTTGTCGCTTATTGCTGCTGAGCGAAGCAGAACACGCGAGGCAATCGGTAAATTCATTGGTCTCAAACAGAAAAAGGTAATCCTGATTGGTGATGAGCTAGGAGAATTGAGCGAGGCTATCCTAATGGCAGGTTTGAGTAACCTGTCAAAGAACCCCGAATTTGAGCTAAAGGGATTGCATAACCCCGCTAGTCGGTTCGATGCTTTCGGCGTTTGGGCCACCCCCGAAAATGGGTGGGATTCTGTTACACCTGAAGTAGACGATACATGGCGCACCAAATGGGGTGGGAAATATATCCGACTTGATGGGGAACGCAGCCCAAACATCCTTGCTGGCGAAACCCTATACCAGTTCCTCCCCACAAAGGAGAAGGTCGAAGAAGATAAACTCCTTCTCGGGGAACGCAGCCGAGCCTACATGCGAATGGTGCGTGCCGTGTTCTTTGATAGTGATGAGGCAGAGGGCATCTATGGCGAGGCTGACATAGTGTCGAGCGGAGCAATGAAGAATGTCGTGTTCAAAGGCAAACCAACAAGGATTGCAGGGGTTGACCCCGCCTTTACGAACGGCGGAGACCGAACAGTTCTGTTTCCTGCTGACGTAGGTTTCGATGAACGGGGGCAATTTGTCATCCAGTTCTTGACTCCAGTGATGTTGAATGATGATACCCAAAACAAAGCTGTCCCGCGCTCGTATCAGATCGCACACCAAATCAGAGATACCTGCGTCAAGATGGGCATAACGCCAGCGAACGTAGCAATCGATTCGACGGGCGCAGGTTCCCCTTTCTGTGACATCATCGCAGGAGAGTGGTCCCACGAGTTCTTGCGTGTGCCTTTCGGAGGAAACCCTACAGACAAGAGGGTGTCCCTCAACAGTAGGCTGACAGGGTCAGAGCTCTACACCAACCGCGTAAGTGAGTTGTGGTTTGTTGGAAAAGAGTTTTTGCGCACGAACCAAATTAAAGGTTTGAGCGGTGACCTTATCAAAGAGATGTGTGCCCGCAGATACGACATGGTAAAGAGTGGCACACTCAAAGTAAAAGTGGAAACGAAAGCAGACCTCAAGACACGTTTAGGCTATTCGCCTGACTTAGCTGATGCTGCTTTTATTGCCCTCGACCTAGCAAGGCAACGTCTAGGTTTGGTTGCTCTCGACCCACCAAAAGCAAATGAGTTTGGCGTTTACAGAATAGCACCCCCGAGATCGATGCGTGATTTGGATGTCACGAGCCGTTCCAGCTCCGCTTATTTGGACTAAAAACCATCCGATTTTATGTTCCACAAAACCTGTAATTGTTCCACGGAGGACGTTTCGACTCACAGGAAAAATCCAAAGAGTTTTCTCAACCCCTGTAATTCATATTAATTCAGTAATTCAAATAGAAAGTGATGATTTGAATTATATGAATTAATATGAATTACTATACTAGAAAAACTTTATACTATAGAGAAAACTTTTTTTCAATTCTTTCTTAAACTTGCCGATTCGTTTTTCCGCGAGGGCATTTCCGCGAGTGTCAAAGTTCGGTAAATTTTATCTTGCATTTTGGTATTATTTTTGTATGGTTGCGGCACTACAACTTATGGGAGTACTCAGTGAGAGATCAGGACCAATAGGACGTGAATCGACTCGTCTAATCCTCGAGGCGAAAAGGATGCGCCGTTTGCTTGGAGGCAAAGCGGGCGAAAACGCTGCCGCAGGTCTTGCAGGTGCTGCGGCACAGGAAGCTGCTGGCGAGAAACGAGGCTTTAAGGTTCGGAATTACGAGAACCGCTTCGCAATAGAAAAAAATTTGCAAGCTGCGGAGAACCAAAATGTTGCCTTTAACTCTGGCTACACCGCACCTGCTACGGGCGCACTGTTGCAGCAACGCAAGGATTTGTTTGGTGAGATGCAAGTAGCAGGGAAGGATCGAGCAAAGGAATTTGCTGATCGTGCTGCCAAGTTAAACGTAACCCCGCAAGCTTTTGCTGAGGCATCATCCCGTTTACCTACTGTCGCTCCTGCAGTTTCTGCGCCCCCATTCTCTATTGCACGTCCTACTACGCCAGCGCCTGTTACCCCCGCTCCCGCTTCTGCTACACCTGCAGCGCCTAAGGGCGTCGACAGCATGATGGATGCACAAGGAGTGCCTAAAGTTTCTGCACCTCCATTCTCTATTGCACGACCTACTGCTACACCTTTTGTAGGTCCTCCTGCACCTGCTGCACCTGCTGCACCTGCTGCAC